CACCTGCAAGTAATATGTATGTCCACTTGGGATTTTTTGGGTATCTAAAATAATTTGCCCTTACGTTTCCATATTGAGCATCTCTTTTTGGATGCGGAATAAGTGAACTTCCCGATAGTGTATATGCAGGAAACATCTGCGATGGAGCAGTGAGAAGAGAAAAGTTAAGCCTTTGTATATTTCCGTCTGTCACCTTCTCAGCTTCAGATATATTTGTTGATGAGTATATAGCGTAATCCTCTCCAATATTTAAAAAAATATCACCACTCAATGCAAGTGTATCAATAGTTAAAACAGCTTCAACAACAGCATTAGTGAATGTAGTCAAGTTAACTATAATATCACCGGGCAAAACTCCTATTGTAAAAAAGTCTGCAGTAGTATCTATAAGTTGAAATGGTACTACAGAAGTATTAGTTCCATCATATCTCTTCTCATTATAATAAGACACTCGGCTAAACATAAAACCAAAATTGCCTGTAGTTATGTTAGAAGGTATTTGAAACTGATTGCTGTTACTTCCACTTGGATAAGTCATTGGAATTAAAAAGTCCGACACTAAAAAATACTCTATCGCTTCAGCAATAGACTTTGAAAGATTGGCATAATCACTACCCGCTAATCTTCTATTCTCAAGATTTATAATCTTATTGTAATTACTGTAGTACTCTTCATACAATTCCATCTGAGCTTGCTGTGCAAACAGATTAAAATCAGAAGGAGAGATGTACCCGTAGTTATTCTTATTCAGTACAGATAGAACCGTGTTTCTTACTGAGTTGATCATCGTTACTTTTTTACAAATATAGTGAAAAAAACAAGGGCCCGAGAGCCCTTATCTTTCATCATAAATCACATCAAACCAAAATCAACTTTCTAATAACATGTCTAACATTTTCAATCCATCAATACCCTCATCGCTTGTTAAGTATGCGAGAGCAGTTTCAAATGGATCGCTGTTAAATGGTATTGTACACATCTTCTTTTTATTCGTCTGTGTATTGTACCATAATTCTTTATTGTTACCTCTTACTCCAATCCATCCATTCTCAAAGAATGTTCTAACCTTAGCCTGAAACTTTAACTCAGGATCATTGATAGAATCTAAGAACTCTTCAGGATATCTCTTAGCAAATACTAAGATGTCTCTTTTAAGTTCAGCAGTAGATACGGTAGATGGGTCTATGCCAAATAGCACTCGTGAAATCATTTCAATTTGACTAACATCAAGAGAACGTGCCTCTATCAATGCGTCAACTTCAAGGTTAAGATCCTTTACTTCTTGTGAAGCATCTTTCTCTTTATCCAACTCAGCGAATATAATTCCATTGTGAGGGTGATAGTGAAGAAGTTTTTGTAGAACAGGATTTGTTTTTGGAACGTGCAACATTCCGTCTTCAAAGACAATTGGTTCTAAGATGGCAGTTCCATCTTGCTCGTCTTCAAATGGTGAGTTTTGATTAGTTGCATATCGCAACACTCGGTTGATTCCTTTCTCTTCATCAAACCACATGAGTGGAGCTCTTGGGTTATTTCTTGATAATAACGTATAAGAAAGGGGAGAGCCTTTTAAAAGTCTGTAAACTTTGTCCGTAAGGACTATTTGTTTTGCCATTTTTTTTTAGATTTAATTTAATTTAAGATTAAAAGGAAGTGTCCGTGTGGACACCTCCTTTTTAATTTGAAGAATAAGATTATCCGAAGCGGAATAAGAAGAAGTTGTTAGCTCCTAAAGTACAGATGCAACGCTCAGATAAGAACTGAACCTCCATCGCATCAAGGTCACTTGTTTGAGCACCTCCCGCAGAACCTGTGATCCACGTCTTGTAACGACGATCTTCAGCTTCGCTTTGACGGTAGCGTACGTGCAAGAAAGGACGCTTAGCGTTCTTACCCATGATTTGGTCATACACTGAGGTAGAACCTGCAGGTACTAACAAGCCATTGATTGTTCCTGTAGCAGTAGCTGCAACGTTAGTCAAACCTCCACGCATTGTTGGATCATTCAAGTATTTCCAATCAGACTTGTAGAAGTCATAACCACGACGGAAACCGCTGAAACCAAGGTTCAATGCCATCTCAACATCGTTGTCAAACAATCCGAAAGAAGCACCACCTGCGATGTAAGAACCTGCTGCAACACCTGCACCCGGTAAACCGTTCAATCCTGCCAACATATTGTCGATGTCGAAACCTAATTGACGATTAACGAACAATACGTTCTCCTCGATAGCACCTTGCTTATCCAAGCGAGAAACGATAGTGTCCCAATCAGCTAAAGTAGTTGGGTTACCTGCACCCCATACGTTACCACGAAGGTTAACAGTATAGAATACTCCTTCAGAACCATAGTAACCTGCAGTTACAGCTCCTGAAGATGTCTCACCCGGTACTGCTTCAATCATTGCAGTCTCCATGTAGTCTTCAAAACGAAGACGAGTCTCGTGCTCAGACTTCAAATACCAAAGGTATCCTGAAGCACCGTTCTCGGTAGTTACTTCTACCCATCCGATTTGAGCCATGTCAGATCCGTTAACAGCATACTTATCTTTTAAGATAATAGGCTTGTTAGAGTAGATATCATCTTCTCCTTCTAAAGAACCAACCATTCCGGCTTCTCCTTTCTTGAACTCAGAACCGTAAATGAATACAGTGTTACCTGCTGCTGCAGTAATTGCAGGAGTTGTTTCGTAGAAAGCAACAGTACATTGAGTTGTACCTGTAAGTGAAATAACAATAGCCTTACTGAATAAACCGGTAGTGTTATTCTGAATCATGATGGTTTGACCAACACGAATAGCTAAGGTAGTTTGAGTTGAAGGCAATACAAATGTCAAAAGAGATTGACCTGCTGCAATTGCACCAACAGTAACAGAAGTGTACTTAATGTGAAGACGACCTTGTTCTGCCCATTTGATTTGGTCAGAGTTAGAAGGAAGCTCAGCACCAACCATTCTTAAGAATGAAGCTACTGTACGGTTACCGTAACGCTCAAATTCTTTCTCATAAGTATCAGGAAGATACTGATTCAAAAAGTTAAATGAAGTACCGCCTGTTCCAATGTAGTTAGTTGATAAAGCTACTTTATCAACCGATGGATTTAAGGCGAAAGTGGGGTTTGTTAAAACTTGTCCTGGCATTTTTTCTAGTTTTTAATTTTTATAATTTTCTTGCGCTGCGAATTTTTAATCCTCGTCCGGAATCAGGATTCACTGCTTTAACCTGCATACCTCCGGTCATTCCTGAAGTCTCTGTCGCTCTGCGTTCTGACATGTTTACGTTTTTTATTTTACGTGTAACATCATCTGTTGCATCTGACATGCCTTGCTCATAAAAGAACTTAGCAAACTTATCAGGGTTCATTGCAATTGATAACGATCTATGGTATCCGGCTGCGTCTTTAATAAGACCACTCTCATCCAAAAACTTTTGAATAAAGTTCTGTGGAGTTGATTGCATCTTTCTTAACTCAGCCGTATCTCCGGGAGAGAATGTAAGTTTTCGGTTATTCACATCGAACTCAAAACCTTTGAACTCGTTGCTGAATACCTCATTTGTCTTTTGGTCAAACCATTGACGCTTACGGTTATTCTCCTCTTCGATTGTTTTCGCTTGCTGTGTATATTGCTTATACGCATTTAGTTCTTCTCTGTCGCTCTCAGAAATACCTACCGCACTTGACTCAAGGGGCATTTTGTATTTTTCCTTTTGCTCGTTGAAAAATTTCTTTGCTTCAGCAACAACTTTTTTTCTTGCGATTTTTATCCTCTTAACAGCAGACTCATCATCAAGATCTTCATCGTATGTGTAGTCTTCCATTAACGACTCGATGTCATCACTATCAAGTCCCTCCTGTGTGGAGTGGAGATATCTTTTTAAAAGCTTATCCGAATCCATGGTATCGTAATCTTCCTTCAACTTAATGAAGTCTTCAAACCCACGGCCGGTTTCTTTTTTATATTTCATATAAGCAGCTACGTCTTCAGGCATCTCTTCAGCCTGACCTCGCTCAGCCATCAACTCATCAAATGAATTGATTTGCTTATTGTATCGTTTCCCAATATATGAAAGAACGTCTTCTTCTTTTAATCCGTTATCTTCAGAAGCTTCAGGTGCTTGCGCTGCCGCAGCTCCTGTGTTTTCTGTTGCTTCCTGTTGTCCCGCTGCCGCTTGAGCAGCCTCATGATTCGCAAGCAATTCAGCTT